AATTTCAAGAGTAGGTACATCAGAGCCTTTTGAGCTTCAAATATCTCGTGGTCAAATTGCGTATCACGAGTTTGTCCACAAGTTTGGGTATAACCCTGATATTGGTGAGACAAATGAAACCGTGTGGTCGCAAGGCGGCATTTATGTTTACCCCACATCAGCTTCGACTATGTACATTTCCAGCAGTTCCACCGCCGATACTTCTGCGGGGACAGGGGCTAGAACAGCTACTGTATCGGGGTTAGATGCAAATTTTGACGAGATAAGTGAAACTGTCTCGCTAAACGGTCAAACAGGGGTGCAGTTAAACGGGGCTCTAAACTGGTATCGCGTCAATCGCATTATTGTAAATACTGCGGGCTCTGGCGGGGCTAATGCAGGCGTTTTGTATGTAGGTACAGAAGCCACGCCTTCGGGCGGGGTTCCAACAAATAAATATGCCACAGTTGCCATTGGAGACAACCAAACACTTATGTGCCTTTGGACGGTTCCAAAAGGGTACACGGCATATCTTCATCAAAAAGATGTTTCAGCCTCCTCCTCCGCGGATAAATTTGCTATTTTTACCTTGGTTGCACGTCCAGATGGCGGTGTTTTCAATGTCAAAGACCGGGTAACGTTAGCTAACAACTCTACCAATATTCCTTATTGGAACCCTATTGTTTTTACAGAAAAAACAGATGTAGAAGTTCGCGCAGTAGCCGATTCGGTGGGGGGTACGATCACCGCTTCTGCGACATTGGACATCACTTACATTAAAAACGGAGAGAGTTTGTAATGGCCACGACAAAAGATGTGACCAGAACACCCTCTGGTAGGATCAAATATAGGGGCGAAACGTTTGCCGGATTTAACAAACCAAAAAGGACGCCGGGGAAAGCTAAAAAAAGCGCCGTCCTCGCAAAAAAAGGCAGCGAAATCAAGCTGGTAAGATTTGGGGACCCTAAGATGTCTATTAAAAAAGACCAGCCGGGTAGACGTAAAAACTTCCGTGCCCGCCACAATTGTGACACGGCAAAAGACAAATTTTCGGCCAGATACTGGTCCTGTAAGGCGTGGTGATAGCAGGGAAGCTTTTATAATGGCATATTCGAAAAAATCTAAAGGCGCTTCCAAAAAAAGTAAGGGCAGTAAAATTTGTCCTGCTGGAAAAGCGTGGGCCGAAAGAACGTTTGATACATACCCGTCAGCATATGCAAATATGGCGGCGTCCAAATACTGCAAAGACCCCAACTACGCGAAAAAATCAAAAGGAAAGAGCAGTGGGCGGCGAACTAGCTAAATGGCGAAAGCAAAAATGGGTTAGGATTGATAGCTCCGGCAATATTGCGGGAGAATGCGGGACGTCTGAAGACAAGAAAAACCCGGACAGGTGTTTGCCCATAGCCAAAGCCCGTTCTTTGTCAAAAAGCCAACGTAAATCTACTGCTGCAAAAAAGAAGCGCGAAGGTAAAAAGGGCAAAACCAACGTGAAAAACACAAAAGCAGCCGAAGTAACGTATGCTGCTGCGGGGGGAGAAATACGCTCTACAAAGCCCAAACGCCCGTATAACGGGTCGTCTAAAAACGGTTCTGTAGTAGCCCGGGGCTGCGGAAAGGTGATGGCTAATCGCCGGAAGCACACCAAAGGATCGGTGTCGCGGGCATGAATATAGAGTTTTTCGATCAAAAAGTAGAGGCGGTTATTGTAAAAGAGTTGTTGCAATGGTCCCGGGACGTTTTGGAAAAACCTAACGCGTATTTTAATGATTTGCCGCCTTGCCCTTATGCAAAACAGGCGTGGGCGGAGGACCGTGTTGCAATACTTTTTAAATACGATAATTCATATCAAACGCTTTATAAGTGCATTTCTGAGTTTGACGACGGGTTTGATTTGGCCATAATTGTGGACCTTGCAGATAAAAAGTCTGCGGAAGATTTTCACGATTATTTATATGATTTAAACACCGTTATTTCTGAGGGCATGTTTATTGACCGCGATATTTGGTTAATGGGATTTCACCCGGAAGACGAGGAAAATGAGTTTGTCGAAGACATAGATTTTGAGCCTTTAACCGATACGGAATACAGCTTAATTTTCATACAACGGCTATCAAAGGTACAAAAGTCTTCGGACAGCTTGGTTAAAACAGGTTACTATGATACATATAAGGACGAGTATAACGCTCAAGAGTAAATGGACCGTAGAAAACAACTTTATGGGAGACTGCAAAATGGCAATGCGACCTAAGAAAAGGCGCGGCGGCGGCATGGTAAAAAAGATGCGCGGCGGCGGCATGGTAAAAAAGATGCGCGGCGGTGGCATGGTAAAAAAGATGCGCGGCGGTGGAGCGGTTAATAAACGAGCTAAGAAGCGGAGCTAGTCATGGCGGTTTCCGGTACGAAGGCGTTTGAGTTAGACGTCACCGAATATATAGAAGAGGCGTTTGAGCGGTGTGGCCTAGAGGTTCGCACTGGTTACGACATTCGTACCGCGAAACGATCTTTAAACCTTATGTTGGCAGAATGGGCCAACCGCGGGTTGAATCAATGGACTATTGAGCAAACGCAGGTTACTGTTGTTCAGGGTCAAACGGACTATTCGTTGGGGGCAGATACTATTGATGTGTTGTCCGCAGTGGTTCGTAACGATAGTGTGGATTATGGTATTCAGCGTGTAAGCCGTGACGAATATCTTAATATTCCTACAAAAAGTTCGCAATCTCGAGTGTCGCAATTTTTTGTAGATCGGCAAATAAACCCCACTTTAAAGGTTTGGCCTGCCCCTAATAACAGTACAGATATTTTGATTTTTGATCGGTTAGTTCGCATGGACGACGCGGATACTCCGATTAATACGATGGAATTGCCGTTTCGGTTTTACCCGTGTTTGGCGGCAGGATTGGCTTATTACATTGCCATGAAGCGTGCGCCTGATCGGGTGCAGCTTTTAAAAGCGGTGTACGAAGAAGAGTTTGAGCGCGCGGCAACTGAGGATCGGGACCGGGCGTCATTTAACGTTCAACCCAGTTTGGACTATTATCGGATAAATTAATGAGCAAGTACGCATTAGGCAAAAACGCATATGGCATATCGGACCGTTCTGGTTTTCGATATCCTTTGGGCCGAATGCGTAAAGAATGGACGGGTATGATCGTCGGGTATGACGAGTGGGAGGCCAAGCAGCCTCAATTAGAGCCCCGTCGGAAGGTAATTGATGCGCAAGCGTTAAAGGATCCTAGACCGGACAGAGTGGAGCCGTTAGACGTTTACGTGGGCGTGCCTCTTGTAGAAAACCCTAATCTTCATTCGCCTAATGCGTTTGGGTTTGTTGGAAGTGTGACGGTGACAACATGAGTTTTACATACGCGGAACTTAAAACAGCTATTCAAGATTATACGGAAAACGATGAAACAACGTTTGTAAATAATTTGCCGTTGTTCATACGGTTAGCCGAAGAGCGCATACTTAAAAATGTTCAATTAAGTTTGTTTCGTAAGAATGGTAGCGGCGCGATGGCGACGGGTAATCAATACTTAGCGATGCCCAGTGACTTTTTAAGTCCGTTTTCATTGTCTTTTGTGGATGCAAATTCAGACATGACGTTTTTAGAATTTAAGGACGTAGACTTTGTGCAGACGTACAACCCGGATCCTACAACTACTGGAAACCCTAAATATTATGCGGCGTTTGATGTAAGCAATTTTATTTTGGGGCCAACACCAAATGCCGCGCGGGCGGTAGAATTGCATTACTTTTATCGTCCGGCGAGTCTAACGGCCGGAACCGACGCGGGCACTACGTGGCTAAGTGAAAATGCGGAGTTAGCGTTGTTGTACGGCAGTTTGGTTGAAGCCTACACGTATATGAAAGGGGATCCTAACCTAATGCAATTATATAATCAGCGTGTTATGGAGGCGTTGGGTAGGTTGAAAAACCTTGGCGAAGGGCAAGAGACTACGGATCAATATCGTAGTGGGACATTACGGATACAAAGAACATAAGGAGGCTTTCAAATGGCTTTTACAGGAAACTATTTATGCACTTCTTTTAAGAAAGAACTTCTTGAAGGGTTGCATGACTTTAACGTAGGCGCAAATACATACAAACTTGCGCTGTATGATAACAATGCTTCGTTTACAGCGGCGACCACGGTATACACTGCAACGGATGAAATTAGCGGCACAGGTTATTCTGCTGGTGGCGGGACATTAACGAACATTGATCCGACGACTAGCGGAACAACGGCGTTTATTGATTTTGCAGATTTAACGTTTAGCTCGGCAACGATTACTGCTCGTGGTGCGTTGATTTACAATTCAACGAACGGCAACCGCACGGTTTGCGTGTTGGATTTTGGTGCGGATAAAACGTCAACAGCAG